TCTTGGGATGTTCGCAATAAAATTTATTCAGAAATAAACGAAATTGTTTATGATAAAACAAATAATTTAAATATAACTGAAAGCTATGAAAAACTTAAAAGATAAAATAAACACAGAGTAATTCACTCTAGCCCCTCATCCAGCGTTTTTTAAAGGTTCTCGTTGGGGTCAAAATGGGGGGTTTATTTTTTTAAACCTTATAATAAACAAAATTTTTAACTATTTATAGAAAAAAACAAATAAAATTATGAAAACAAAAAAACAAATAAAATGATAAATAAAGCATACAACGAAAATTGTTATGAGACAATGAAACAAATTCCTGATAATTCTATTGATAGCATTATTACAGATCCTCCTTATGGAATTTCTTTTATGGGAAAGAAATGGGATTATGAAATTCCTAGTGTTGCTATATGGAAAGAGTGTTTGAGGATTTTAAAACCTGGTGGTTATTTATTGTCATTCGCTAGTCCTCGTACACACCACAGAATGTGTTATAATATCGAGGACGCAGGATTTGAGATAAGAGATATGATAGCCTGGATATATTCAACAGGATTTCCTAAAAGTTTGAATGTTGGTAAAGCTGTTGATAAATTACAAGGAAATGATAAGGAAGTTGTAGGTAAAAAGAACAGTGGAAAAAAATCAAGAGCCTTTAATGATTACCAATACCGTATAGATAATGATATATATTCAACAATTGGGGATTATAATATAACAAAAGGCAACTCACAATGGGAAGGATGGGGAACAGCTTTGAAGCCAGCTATTGAACTAATAACTATGGCACGTAAACCATTAAGCGAAAAGACAGTTGCTAAGAATGTATTAAAATGGGGTACAGGTGCTATAAATATTGATGCTTGTAGAGTGGAAACAACTGAATCTATAACAAATCACAGCAGGAGTAAAGAAAGTTCTGTTAGCAAAGGGAAGTATGGAGATAGTTCGGTACAAGAAACACATCAAACGAGTGGGCAACAACAAGGTCGTTTTCCTGCGAACATTATATTAGATGAAGAATCTGGTAAATTATTAGATGAACAAAGTGGTGAGAGCAAAAGTAAAAAATCAAAAAGAGGTTCAGTTAAAAGTGGTAATATAGACGGTAGATATAATTGGAATAATGGTGATAAGAACGATTTTAACAACATAAGAGGACATAATGATAATGGTGGAGCTTCTCGTTTCTTCTATTGTGCAAAAGCTTCTAGAAAAGAAAGAGGAGAGTTTAATTTGCATCCTACGGTAAAACCTATAAAGCTTATGCAATATTTAATTAAGCTTGTTACTCCTATTAATGGTGTCGTTTACGATCCATTTGCTGGGAGTGGAAGTACATTATTGGCAGCTAAACAAATTGGATTTAATTATGTTGGATCAGAACTGTCAGAAGAATATTTTGAAATAATTAAAAAAAGATTAAAAAAATAAAAGAGCAATGAAACTCGCAACAAAAACAAATAAAATTATGAACAAAAAAGAAAAAAACAAATTATTAATAAAAGAATTAGAAAAGGAAATTAAAACTTATATTTTAGAGCGAAGATATAATTTCGATGGAGATGTTTATAAAATAAAAAAAGATATTAATATTGAAATACCATCTAAAATGGCAAAAAAATGGATGAAATTAACAGGCTGTTCTGCTGCTTTTTTCTGTAATTACTTTAGTATAGGACCTTATTAAACTAAAAAACAAATAAAATGAAAAATTTAAAAACAAATATAACGTTCACGATTTCTCCTGATGTTATCAAGGATTTCAAAAAAGTTTGCAAAGAAAAGCGTATGATCCAATCTGGGATTGTAGAAGATTTAATTAAAAAATGGTTGGAAGAACAAGATGAAGAATATTAAGTATTACATCAAGAAAGATGTCAAGAAAAACATAAAGTGGAACACTGGTGATAACATTTGTGATAACGTCAAGAGTAGCATTTGGTGGAACATCAGTGTTAACATCTTTGATAACATTTGGGAAAACATCAAAAAAACAAATAATTATGGAAATGAAATGGTTAATAATAAATAAAGATGATCTGCCGATAGGTGAGGTCCTGGCAGCTAATTTTAATTCTGGTACATATGGCTATAAAGAAAAAGCTTTAGGCTATCTCGAAGAAGATAATGGAATGATAGTTTGTGATGGTGCGGAACGTCTAGATAATTGTACTCATTATATTGACTTAGATAGATTTAATAATAAATTTTAGATGAAAGATAAAATTAAGTGTTTTAGTTGATGTTTTAAAAAATGTCCCTTAGATTATGGACTTATTTATTTTAATTATTATTTGTCAATTTATGCATTTACTTTAATTATTATTTGTCAATTTATGCATTTACTTTTTTATAAAATCATAATGAATAAAATCTATACTATTGTAAATATCAACTGGTGCTATTCTATTCCAGTTTGGAAATATACCTTCATTAAAATGTTCATATACATACGCAGTCCATTCACCGCAGATAAACCGTTTAGGATCTTTCTTTCTGTTTGGACCAATCCATATTCTATTGCTTGTTAAAATACGTATAGATTGAGCTATAACTAGATTAAAAAAGCCATAAGGATGATGACCTACAAATGGCAACATAAATTTACCATACTCAGATCCATCAACGTAAAACTTAGTCTTTAATATTAAAAGGTCTTTGTTGCTATTTATGTAATCTATAAATGGTGTAATAGCTATACCGTGTTTATCAGCTTCAATTACAAATAACTCATCATATGCTCTCCAGAACATTGCTGAGTGATTCCATTTATTCTTTTGAAATTTCTTTATAATTTTAGCTATCCAGGAGTTTGAACTCACTAATAAATTATCGCCCGTTTCAATATCATTAATTTCTATCATTTTTTCTATTTAGATTTGTTATTATAGCGTCTTTTATATGCTTAATGAAATTTATTCCTGTTACATTAGATATGTTTTCGAAAATACTAAGCATTTCAGTGCAGCCTATGAGCCCTGCAACGATATTAACGAACGGAATGCCCTTTATGAAGTAAACTGTTATTAGATGAGCGCAAAAGATCGCTAGTTGATATAAGAATAATTTGATCACTGAGTCCTTCATTTTATTTGAAGTGATTTTGTCTCCCCTCTTTTTAGCCGCAATTATTCCACAGATAAAATCAATAAGCATTAGAACAATAACTGCTGTCATTACTGTTTTAATAGGTGCAAAAAAAGTAGCCAACACTATTAATAAATATGGCCACAATTTGCTACTTATCAGATTTACTATTGCTAGTTTTATCATCTTGTTTGTTTTTTTTTAAGATTAATTTTAAATTTTCAGTATGTTTTCTAGATTTCTTATTCATTACTAATTATGGATTAACTTGTTTCCATCTTCCAGGGTATATGCCATAATCACAATCATCATCAGCATCAGCTAAATATATTCCACCGTATAGATAAGGTGGTTCTTTGTTTGGTTGTATATCGCTAGAGTCAACATTGGTTCCATATAAAGGAAATTTTCCATTATTATATGATTGTATCAGATACTTTACTGTTCTTTGGCCAAGGAAATCTGCAGAATCTCTGTATTGTTGTTGTAAATATTTCAATTCAGGCAATTCAGTAGGTGTAGTATTATCTGCATCTTTTTTTACAATTGATTTATTTGTAAAAGAATAGTTAAGAAAAGGCAATGCTTTATACATACTCATTTCCAGGGTATATGGCATTATATAGTTCTCCATAAGAGTTCTATAGTCTTGATTTGTTACACCAGTTTTCATTGATGCCTCTAAATCAAGATATAAATCTGTTCCTAAAATTTCCTGGCAAAAAGTTTGCTGTACAATCCGCACACTTCTCTTTACTTTTGTTATATCTACATCATCCTGTAGTTCAGTTTGTTGTTTAATATACTTTTCTGTTATAAAATACGATACATCCATTATTCTTCTTTTTTAGTTTCTTCTATTTTTTCTTCTTCAGGTTTTTCTTCTGTTAATTCCATTGCATCATATCCTATCATTTCTCGTATTTCTAGGTTGTTTAAATTGTCCTGAAGCAATTTTTCTGAGAATGAAAATTTCATTGAAGAAGTATTTTTTATAGAAATTTCAATTCCATTTATTTTCAATATTTTGTTCAGACCATTTTGAAGTAGTTTTTGATCGGGCAAAATTACGTTGTTATAAAATAGTTCATAACTCTGTAATAATTGTTGTCCACCACCACCTAATTCTCCAGGAGTTTTTATTCCTGCTAATTGAGGATTCGTTAATTGATGCGCCGTTAAAATTTGCTGACTTACAGAATTAACTAGAATATTAAACATTTCGTGAAGATTTGATTGTTCTAATTGCTTTATATCTGCTGCCTGTTCTTTTGATTGATTAAATAAAATCATCATTTGACCTGCATTTGAAGAACCTTTATACTTTTTTTCTAAAGCTTTAACCATTTTTTCAGCTTTTTCAGGATCTTGATATTGACCATTGTTTAGAGATAATATTAATCCTGGGTTCATACCTCCTTGCAAACTAGATAAGTGAAATTGAGATATCTCGTTGTCAATTTTGATGTATTTCAAAGAGCTGTAATAACTAGGCATAATTAAGTAATCACTACCTGGCCAATATTTTTTCTTTAAAAATAAAGATCTTGTTTGTTTTTCGTATTTATTATAAAATGGAATTGGTACTGGTTTATTTTTTCTAGTGTTTGTCCAGTCTCGACTATAATACATCCCCTTTATATCACCGTTAGAATTCGCCTTAGCGTATCGCAAGTTTTGAATGGGTATGTGATTCATTTCAGCGACCCTGTCCTTAGAGACGCTTAAAATGACTTCTATTGCATATGCCCCTACGATCTCCAGATCAGCTGCTAGTTTATCAGCCAATTCATCTAAAGTTTCAGATTGATTTGGTTCAAAATTTTCATCACCTTCTTCGAAAATTATTCTGTCTCCAGAAACAGCGTCAATTTTTGTTTTTAGAATTGATTGGTGTGTAGAAGAATAGATAGAATATTTAATAAGATTTTCGAACATTTCATTTTCTTCTCCAGCAACTATCCAATCACTTCTTGATGATTCTACATAAACAGGTACTTCTGTTCTTGATAAATTCACAAATCTTATTTGTGTACCATCTTTTAATTCTAATTTTGTTTCTTTTTCTTTTACTTTTTTTTCCATATTAATTATTTATAAAAAAATTCATTATTTCCAGTTTGACCAGTTGATGTGTAAAAATATTCATCAACTATTGTAGTTGCAGTTCCGATAACTAGACATTTACCAATCTCTAATGTAGAAGTTGTTGCAGATGCCAATAAAGTAGCAGCTGATGCTTCATATACTTTATACTTCCAATATCCATTTAAAGTTGATGGTATATATATTGTTCCACCTGTTACATTTTCATTTGTTTCTCCTGTTAATGAAATTGTAAACATATTATATCTAGACGTTGCTGTTGAAATATCTGCAGCATTAAATAGCTCTTGTTTATTTGAAAAATCATTTGTTAATTCAAATAGATAATAAGGGCTAGTTAATGTTTCTTGCTCAGTTAAAGTTAATACAATAGTACCTGTTGAATTTTGATTCAGTTTAAACATCAAATATCTTTTTTAATAAATATTATTTTTTCCATTTTGTTCACAAAAAAAAGAAACCCCCTCATCAGAGCGAACTGAAATAAGGGGGTCATCTTTTTAAGATATGGAAAAAAGTTTGTGTTTATTATGTAGCTAATAATGCTGGTATAATTGAAGCAGTTACCTGGGGTGCAGGATCTGGTGAATATGCTGTAAACGTTAATTCCCAGCCATTTCTGTCGGCCATATTTGTTCCTGAGCCAAAATTTCCAGCTGAAATTTCACAACCATCAATCTTTCCAAGTAAAAAATACCTAGTACCAGAATCACTTCTTTCTCTTATAATTAAAGATGTACGTGCTCTTGCAAGTAATTTTATTGTAGAAATATCATCGGATTGGTTTTTGCTAAAAGTTAATGTAGCTGATTGCATATAACCAAGGCTACCAGATTCAGTAGTTGTTTGGATTTCTTGTGTCCAAAAAGAAGAATTCTTGTTTGGTACAAATGTGTAGTATAAAGAAGCCCCAGACATAACAATTGCAGAAACCAATGAATCAGATTCTGTAGTTGCTGAAACAGATTCAAAATTTATCAAATACGCTTCAAGTATACCTCCAGTTCCGTCTTTACATTTTGCGGCATTTAAGCCTTTCGTAAGATCACACGCCATAATATTATTTTTTTAATTTTAATTTATTTGTTTTTTGAAAAAGTGAGGGGATTTATATCCCCTCATTTTATTCTGTTTTTTTTAGTAGAATGTAACTACTTGATTTGTGAATGCTACTTGAGCACCTAATCTAAATGCTGTTTTGAAATAAACATAATCAGTAACTGAATCGATAACCCATTTAGCTTTTGGAGCTGTAACGTCATTAACTAAACTTGAACCCATATATAAATTCTTGTCTATAGTTGCAAGCATTTTTGGTGAACTTGTACGTGCCGTCACTTCGAGTGCTGGTTCCTCTTTAATAGAGATTTGACCCTCATATGCTGACACCCATTGTTCTTTAACAGCTAAATCTTTATCTACATCGCGGAATAAGTTGGATGATAATAGATATTGTTTGTAAGTGTTATAGATATTTGGAGCACAGTGAATAGTAACTTTTTCACCATTTCCAACCTGAGCCCAAAGAGCAGAAGTGTCAACTATTTTATCACAAAATGAATTTATGATATTAGAAATTGTAGTTGTTGTAATTGCAGTTTGAGAATAACCAGTGTAAGTTGAGTCGATTAAAACTCTATCAGAAGCTGCAAGAGCTATTGTAGCCCAACCGTCGAAAAAGTTCCCAGAAGCCGTTGCACCAACCCATAGTTGACTTTCAACGCTTTGTTTTACTTTATTGATATTTTGGTCTGTAAAAATAGATTCCCAACTTGTGTCTTGTAATCCTTTTGCAATAGCTTGTCTTTCGATTTTAATAGCTTTTTCTTGAAGTTCTTCGAAACAATATTGCAATTGATATGCAATAGGAGTAACTGAAATTGATTTTTCCGTGAAAGTAGTAGTACCAGAAGATGTTAAACCACAAGATCCTGCAAGAGGATAAAGAGTTGTATCTACAAAATTCAAGTATTTTGAACTTTGCACGTCATCTTCAAGACTATATCTGTCAAGGTCGTCTGCAAGCAATACGCCTGCTGTTAATAGTTGGGTTGCTTTGTCAGTATAAGAACTTAACCCTGTTGCTGTGATTGCCATAATTTTATATTTTTTTAATTAATTTATTTATTTTTTTTAGAACCTTTTGTTTGATTCCTTGTATTAGTTGTACAATTCCCTAAACCTCTTCCTGTTCTTGGCCCTTTGCCTTCTGGACCTTTACCATCTCTATTTGCCATTTTTATTTAGTTTTTATCCTCTCGGAGTTTCTTGTAATAATCAGCTTTTCTTTCTGCTTTTGTCATTCCGTCCCCTTCTTTTGAGGGAGTTTTTTTAATACTTGTTGCAGCTGGTGTTTTCTTTGTTAGTTCTTCAAGCTGTTTTTTTTGATCTTCAATCAATTTATTTTGATCTTCAACCATTTTTTTCATATTTGTTATCAGATTTTTTAATTCAGAAGTTTCAGTTTCTTCTTCTTCCACTTTTTTTTCTGCTTTTATTTGAGCATCTTCTATTTCAGCTTCAGTTTTTTCATCTTTAACTTCTATATCTTCTGTTTTTTCCTCAGTTGTTTCTTCTTTATCTTCTGTTTTTTCCTCAGTTGTTTCTGTTTTAACTTTGGGAGTCTCCTCAGGAGTCTCAACCTTTTCCTCAGGAGTCTCAACTTTTTCTTCAGATTTTTCAACCTTAGTTGTTTTTAATCCAATACTTTCAAGAACAGCGTCTAATTTTTTTTTTATTTTTTCCATAAACTTTAAGATTTGTTTTTTTAACTATAAATAAATATTTTTAATTGTAATTTGTTCAGAATTTATTTATTTTCTTTCAAAATATCGTTTATCTGTTTGACAATACGATCTCCTTTTGATAAAGAATTTTCAATAATTTTTGATGCCATATAAGCTTCAATTGAAAGCCCCTTAGCTGTGCCATCTTTAATTTTCTCCCACAATTCTACATTATCTACCTTTATACCCATCATCCAAGTTCCTTTTGGTAAATCAAATCCTAGTGATTTAGCTTTATCATTTGAAGAATCATTAATTATCCAATTTTCAACAAGAGTTGTAGATTCAACATATTCATTATGTTGAAATGTAAATGCCTTTTGTGAATAATTTTTTAAAAAATTTTGAGATAATTTTACTACAGTTTCTTCTGAGAAAAATACATAAAAAGGATTATTGTTTTCATCGTATTGTAAAATCTTTTTTTCTGGAATAATAGCTGGTCCGTAGATCATATGTTTTTCATCACTTGCCATTGCATAATATTTCTTTTCTGCTTTTGACATAAAAATGAATTCTTCTTCGTGAGCTGGTTCGCCTACTAAACCAATAGCAAATACGCCTGTTGGATTTAATTCATCGCTTAATACTAATTCTTCTACTCTTATTTTTTCTTTTTCTGCCATAATAATATAAATATTAATTTTAAAATTTTGTTCAAAATTAGAATGTCACTCTATCTGCTAATTTTGCAGATCTTGATTGTTGATTGGTTATATCTCGGTCTACAACATAAATTTGCTGATCATTAATCATAGCTGCTAAACGCTCATAATCGATAAATCTAGATTGTCCTGCGTTAGGTATTTGTGCTCCATTTACACTTGCAGCCATCATATTTAGCTGAGGGGCATAGGCAGAAACCAGCTTTCTTGATGCAATATATTCTCCATCTTCAGCTTCAATTATAGTTCCACCTTGTGAGTGTCTGCGACCATTAATATACATACCGTCTTCTGCTTTTAAAGCTGTTCTGGCACCTGCTAGCGCAACTTCAATTGCAACTGTTAGTGCAGCTCCTTGAATAGCTCCTGCTATACCTGCTGTTAAAACAGATTGTTCAGATGCTAAACTTGCTATAACAGCTTTTGTTATCATTAATTTTGCAAAAGAACCTAAACTTTCCAATGTCATTAATAACATT